GAATCAAATTATTTAAAAACTCTGACCGCTGTGTTTCCCAAGCTTTAACAGCCGCAAGAATATCCCCAATTTCAAATCTATCTGTCATTAGTCCGCATTATCCGCTTGATCTTCAAAATTGTCAATTGACATTTGATAATTTTGAATCCATGATTTAATCAATAAATTGATCGACGCATTGTGTGAAAGCTACTGACCGATTCATTATTTTTGATGTGCTTGTAATGAATCGGTCTTTTTAATTTCTATGAGCAGCCTACTTCTACTTAAAAATCGTAATGAATGTCCCAAATGCAGGTCCAAGCGGACTGGTTATCATAACGGACAATGCGCTAATTGCGGAATTTCATTGTTTGTAACCAGCATCAGCTTTGATGCTTATGAAACGGATGGCAATTCGCGGGAATATTATTATTTTCATCCTGAAAACGGTTGGATGCACCGCAGTCAGATCATGATGAAACAACAAGCTTTAAGCCGAGAAATTGATTTGCGAATTCCAGAACGCAACACCAAGACTGCGGAACAAAAGGCAGCGGAGATCCGTAAAGAGACTCAAGCCAAAATCAAGGAACTTACGCCCAGTCGCAAGCAGGTTGGTTACGGCAAGTCTATTACCCGCCTATAAAGGCCAACGGTTTGCCCATTGTCATTGGTATTGCAAAGCTTAAAACTCCTCTTGGAGCTGTTATGAGTCCGTTACGTGCGGCCTCGAGAGCGTCATCACCGCCGTCCCCTTCTTCATCAGCATTCATCTTTTGAATGTCGCCTACCCTAGTTTCATGATTTTGAGCCATAGGAATTTGAGCAATCAAATGTTTGCATTTTCTGCTGATGAACCAAGTAGGTTTGATTCCTTTCTCAATGTCTCCTAGACGCTGTTGCATCACAGCCCAAGCATTCACACGATCAATCTCTGCGGGTATCATGCTAATGCCGCAATCCTCATAATCCATTGCAATCGTCCTGCCGTCTTGTTTGCGGGAAAAACAATCTTTACCTGCCACAATGAAATCAAGGTCATGCGTTGCAAGGTTGTGCCGCCTTAACATCGCTTTGAAGTATTCTGCGTGTTCTTCAATGACCGTTTCTTTGCGGTGCTCTTCGTCGACCGTATAAGTATTCCCATCAGCATCATCACAATGCAGATGGAAACAGCTAGGATGCGCAAATCCGTAGTCCATTGAAACATACCATCGTTTAGCTTTAGTTTCTGTAAACACAGGACAATTTGCGCTTGGATAAACATGATAATCTTCGTTCCAGTTTGTAAAGAATTGTCCGGCTTGAAAGTTTGGATCTCCTAGATACCAAGATTTATATTTCCAACCACTTAACGATTCTAGGATTTTACGATTTTCCACGTTCACATGATTGTTGTCGTGGACCGTTGCTTTGATGTAGATTGTGTCTTTTTGAGTTTCTGATTCCCACGGATCATAGAAAACCTTTTTTACCCAAGCATGGCCTATACCGCCCCAGTTCCATGCCCCATAGAAACGAGGTCTCCAATTCGGTTTGCTGGTGCGGAGACAGGTCATTAGGTTTTTCCATTTATCAAAAGTAAGCGTAGTCAACTCCTCAATCGCAATGCCGTCATATTCCTGCCCCAAGAAATTCTCAATGTCTTTTTCATCTTTGAAATGCTTGATGATGATGAAGCTACTGTTTTCAAATTCAATTACTCCCGCTTGCTCACGATACTCATGCTTTACAATGTTCTTTGGACAAGTCTTAAGCAGCAGATCCCGAATCTGTTCCCGAGCTGCTGTGGCCGATTTGCGGAGGTAAAGAAACTTTAGCCCCGGATACCGTTGACAATCGTCCAAACAAATTTGAGCGAACATCCACGCGCTTTTACCGCCACCACGCGCACCTCCCACACCAACCGCAGTAGCATTACCCGCTATATCGCATTTACGCGCTGCCGCCGCCATCTCAAATTGTTTAGGCTGAAGTATCATGGCCTTCGACATAAAGTTCATTACCTGATCTTGCGGACAGCCAGCATCTTTAGCCGTTTGAGCTATTTTAACGTATAGCTCAATTTGTTCCTGCTCTTGCTTAGTCGGTTTTTTGGCCATTAAATCAAATCAACAATTTTAGATTTTAGGTTTTTGCAGTGCGGAGAAAACCAAATTCGTTCACGATCATCTTTACCTTGATAACCTCCGCCTTTGTCCCAAGTTTCAACCTGCCAACCTTCTGATTCAAGTTGTTCATGTTCACCTGCATGACCGCACATAGCGATTTTTAATTTTGGATTGTCTCCATTTTCAATGCACCATTTGCTTACATCACTAGAAACCGTTGACGAATCTTTTGAATAAACAGAATCGGTTTGAGAATAAGGCGGGTCAAGGACAACACCGCAAACGCCATTGCGGGTCATTGTTCCAGAACTCATTATTCGTTCCCAAGGCCCGCAAGCTATTCTGGCTTCTCTAAAGTTATTTTGCAATTCAACAAACCATTGTCGAACCCATTCAAGCTTTTGTTCTGTAACTCCTGTTCCTCCGTCTCCTAAATGAGGAAGTTGCCTGTTAACTCCTGTTCCTCCGTCTCCTAAATGAGGAAGTTGCCTGTTAACTCCTCTTCCTCCGTCTCCTAAATGAGGAAGTTTTTTGTTAACTCCTGTTCCTCCGTCTCCTAAAGTGAATGAAGCAATTCCTTCTTCATCTGGTTCAGAATGCCAAGGCCCTTTACCGGAACACCAATGACCCCCAATCCAAACGCAAGCACCCCAAGCCCACCATCCTGCAAGTTCAGGTTCATGATATTGCGGGTCAGCCATAAGCCTTTTAGCAAGCGTAGATTCGCTTCCAACAAGTTTCAAATGTCGCGCATGAAGGTCCGCTTCAAACACCGGATTAGCCGCAGCTAATGCTGTTTTATCAGGTGAAAACTTTATTGATCTCCAGAAATTGACAACGTGACCGTCTAAATCATTTAATGTAACCCATCCAGAAAACTTTGCCGGTCTACCAAGAAACACAGCGGCAGATCCAAGAAACGGTTCAACATAGTTGCCGCAATCAGATTCTAGCTTGGACCAAATCAATTTAGCCGCTTTGGATTTACCGCCGAACCAAGGGAAGGGTGCTTTAGTTTCCATCAGAATTTAATCTCTTATCAATTTCACATTCCAAATACCAAACAGCTTTACGCAAATCTTCAACAGCTTTTCCTTTGCTATCCGCTCTCCAGATATATTTTATTGCATTGCCCATGCAGAAGTTCATGTGTTTAGTCACCTCAATGCACTCAACTTTACTTAAGCTTGAAGTATAATGCTCTGGATGATTGACAGGATCATTCGTTATTTTGTTTTCCATAATTGTCATTCATTTTTTCCGCTTTTTCTGTGCTTTCTAATTCATATATTTTATCTTGCAAATTCCAAGCATCACCTAAAAGCGTTGCCGCATATCGTTTGTTTCTGTTGCTGAATATTATGTCCACCCCTTCAATTACAAGCGCATAAGGCAAATCTAACTCATCCAAATAATGCAATGAACGCGCCACCAAATCACCCGTGATTTTAATTTGTTTTTTGTTCATTGACACGGAATACAGCAGTTTGAAAATTTTTTCAAGGAGCCGCAGAAATAATTTAATAAATGAGGGGAGTTCTAATTACTCCAAGTTTACGCTACACACAACGCAGAACCCGAACGGAGGCTAGATTGTTCCCCTCATTAAATTTATTTTTATACTACGCGCTAAAGTCGAATTTTAGCAAGTAGAAGAATAATCATTAAGATTTAATAGAGGGGGAAAAATGGAGGAGGGGGAAGGTTAAACATCACCCCCCACCCCGTAGTATGTTTTTTGCCTTGGCATCAATCCTGCTATGGCATTGCAGAATGTCGCCCATGGGCGACAAAATTCAGCGTCTCCTTGGAGGAGGAGTCGAGGCATAGCCTGTCACCGGACCGGCCTGCTCTCCTGTATTACGACTCTCATCTTTCGTCGATTGACACTCAATCACAGCGACAGGCGGAGCAGCGTAAACTCTTGCCATTGCGTCGATTAGCTTCGTGGTGTCGAGGGTGGAAGCGGGAACAGGAAGGGAGGAGTGGGCCGTTTGCAAGGACAGGCTTTCAGGCTTAAGACGTTCACCCAGCCAGCTTGCTGCTCTCCAGTCCGCTCGTTTGACTTTTGTGGGATCGGAGGCGTCCTCGATCCGGTTAATTAAAAGATTAACCTTGGCTGATTTTAATTTATTAATAAGCTGCTCGTATCTAGTG